TACCAAACCGGGCATGGAAGAGGCCCGCACTCGGCAACGCAGGCCTCGGGGAAGGGTTGAAATTCGGGAAGTTTTCTGGATTCCCTATTGTCATTATAAACGGACAAAACGGACAAAGCGGACAAACTGAAAATATTTTTACTTTTTTTCTCTAAAAATTCTCTCGTACATCTTTCGCACAGCGTCCCCACTCTTTACCAACCCCACTTCCCGCCGCACCACGTCCCAATGGGTGCCGTGCTTCGCCACTGCCCGCAGGATCTCCTGATCCTCCTCGGGCCTGGATGCAATCCATTTGTCCAGCTCTTCCTTTTCTCTTCTGAGCCCGGCAAGCTCGGGAGATTCCACCACCCCATGGATCGTAACCGTGCGCAGTAAACAGGGTTCCTCCGCAGAGGATGCCCTCACCGTATCCGACACCGGCGTTTCCAGCTTGCTAATCCGCCGTGTCAAGTAAGGATAGCGTTCAAAGCGTTTCTTCTCCATGGGCATCAGCCTCCTTTGTTCGATACGATTCCAACACCTTGAGGTTCACCGCCCATGCCGCCCGCAGGCTCTTGATTTCCTCGGGAGTGAGGCCCGTGTCCTCGTAGGCGGCGAACTGTTCCAGGGCCGTGGCGGCATCCTCTGTCATGCGAGGAATGCACTTCCCCATGTCCCCACCATTCCAATACGCTCACTGTTTGCATTGGTCAGCCCTTGGGGTGCTGCCGCACAGCTTTATGGCAGCAATCAGCTTTTCAATTTCCATCAGGTGTCCTCCTCTCCCTCCGGCAATCTCCAATGGGTAGGTGTATAGTAGACATACATAGATCCATCAGGACAAAACCAGAGGTTTTTACGGCGCATCAACTTCTGCTCATTTCGGACGTACTCCCCATCATCAATCCTGGTCTCAACGATTTTATTTTCTGGAGGCAATTTCTCCTTCACGCGAATCCAATCAGACATTTTGGCTCCCCTCCCCCTCCGGCTGATATGCGTTGCATGTCTTACAGTTTGGCAGCTGTATCTCTCTGCCACCATAAGTGGCCAGCCAAGCCTGTGTGATGGACTGGATACAGGTTTCTAGGTTTTTGCACTGATTCATGTTTCCTCCTCTCCCTCCGGCGGGCGGTATTGGTCAGAAAGCGTTTCATCGTTTCTGGAACAACTATTGCACGGATAGGCGTCTCGGCTGTATTCCTCACAGGCACACCCTTGGCACGTCAGCGGCTCGTTCGGCTGGGTGAGGGTGGGCGCTTCCTCTATACATCCAATCAGCTCTCCATAGCTGGACAATCCTTTTCCAACCATTACCGTTCCAACACTGTCCAGCCATTCGTCGATGATGTCAATAGCCTGGTATGCATCAATCATCCTTGCCATCTTTCATCGCCTCCAGCCTCTCCATCACCATGTCCACGGCCTCGTCCGTCATGGGAGCACCGCAATTTGCGCAAAACTTATCTGCGCCCCACCATCCCGATATGGGGAAACCGCACTTGGAACATTTTTTGATATATTCTTTGTGCTCGTCCTGTTGGATAATCCACTCACCCCTCCACACCTTCTCCACCTGTTCCCTGGTGATGGGACGGAGGGCGGAGAGGGCAATCTCAGCCATCTCTTTCCGCCTACGGTATAGTAGGTCACTCTCTCCCAAATTAGTACCAAATCCGCTATCAAGCACTGCTTGCGCTGCTGTGAGCTGCTTTTCAAACCGCTCAATCGCTTCTTCCTTCGTCATGCTCATAGCTTCCGCTCCTCCCTTTTCTCCAAAATCATCCGGTTCCACATCTCGATCGCCTGAGATTCCCCGCCTTCCGCCGGTAGGCTCTGCAACCCGCAGATCTTGCAGGTGACCCAGGTTTTCCCCTTGTGGTAGTGCCACTGGTGGACATTGTGCCCGCACAGGCACCGCTCAAACCGGGGACGCTTTTCTTTGATGAGCTTGTACCCCTGGCGTTTGGCCTCGGCTTTGAGTTCTTCCAGGGTCATTCCGCCTGGCTCCCGCAGCGCCGCCAGCTTGTCGCAAAAGTCGCAGTCTAGCGGCGTTTCACAGGTCTTGCAAAAGCTAAAATTGTGGCCCATCACATCCCCTTCCCCTCGCTCAGCCCCAGCAGCTCTTCCACGGACATCTCCAAGCCTCTGCACAAGTCTTCCAGCCTGGCGATAGGGGCGTTTTTGATATTTCCTTTCTCGTACCGGCACAAGGTGGACTTTGTCAGGCCCGTCCTCTCCGCCAACGTCTGATAGCTTAATCTCAGCTGCTTTCTTCTGGCCGCCATCCTTGCGGCGACCGCGTCCCAGCCTTCCATCACGTCTCCCCCTTTTCCAGCCCCAGCGCCCAATCCGCGCTTTTCCCGGTGTACTGGCACAGCCTGCGGATCCCCTCCACGGAGATCTCGCACCGGCCTGAAAGCCAGCTCCCAATGGTGTTCGCGTTCAGCCCCAGGGCGTCGCCCAGCTCCTTGTTGGTCAGCCCCGTGTCATAGAGGATCTGCCGCACCCGCCCCATCACCAGCGGGTCGGTTTTGTATCTGCTCATAGCCCTTCACCTCTTCCAGTTTCACCGTGTATTCCGTGTTTGCCTCCAGGTCGTGGAGGCTAGGCGTCTTTTACCACAAACTCACCTGCTCGTTTGCCACAACGCCTTTGCAGTTCGCTACCATCTGCCTGTAGTAACTCCCTTTCAGCTCAATTGCCACCGCCTTTCTGCCAGATTCTAAAGCCACATAAGGTTCACTTCCGATCCCCCCAAAAGGGGATAATACCACGTCCCCCGGATTCGTCCACAGGTTTATCGCTCTCCGTATCACGGTAAGTTGCAGCGGGCAAATGTGCTTTTCGTCCTCCTGCTCCCGTGCGCTTTCTTTCTGCAGCGTGTCGTTGGGATTGATGTCGGTCCATATAGGGGAAGCATATCTTTGCCAGATACTCACAGGAAAGCTCTCGTTTGTGTGCGTCACAGGTTCTGGATTGTTTCCAGCCTTCCTCATTGTCACCAGGTAATCGGGAATCCCCTGGCGGCACATGGAGCTGTCTTTTTTGATCTGCTTATGCAGTAATCCCAGGGCTTTTGTGCGCTGCATGGCGATCACAGGGTCTTTCCAGATACACACTTCCGAATGGTAGATAAAGCCCACGCTCTCAAAAAGCCGTATAAGTTCTCCCCGGAAATCCTTAATACCGATAAACCCATCCCGTTCCTTGCTGGTGGGAAGATTCATGCAGTGTACGCTCATCAGCCGCCCCGGCATCAGCACCCTGTAAAGTTCTTTGACGATATACTCAAACTGTTGAAAAAATTCCCTGTCGTCTCTCGTGTTCCCTAAGTCTCTCTCACTGTTGGAGTACGTATAGAGGCTTGCAAAAGGAGGGCTGTATATCTCAAAGTGAACGCTATCGCTTGGTATTCCTCTTAGGACTTCGCAGCTGTCTCCGTGATACAGAGCCATCCTTCCGTCAATATACTGATCCTGTACGTTCATGCCGCCACCAACCATTCCGGGACTTTCATTTCGTCCGTGGCAATGTAGCTTTCCCGCATCCTGCCGGTGGATTGGATGTCGTCCCTTAAAATATCTTTTGTGTACTTCACTAGCTCTTTTGTAAGCTCCCGGGCCTCTCCCTGCTTTCTCTCTATGTTGGCTTTTACCGCCCCATCCGCATCGCTTATCACGATGTCGACCGTAACGGGAGATTTTTGCCCAAATCTCCAACATCTCCTCACAGCTTGGTAATACGCCTCGAAACTATCCGAAAGCCCCACAAAAATCATTCTGTGGCACTGCTGCCAGTTCATCCCCCATCCAGCAATGCTGGGTTTGCTGACCAGGCACCGGGCTTTTCCTTCTCCAAATTCCCGCATAGCTGCCGCTTTGCAGTCTGGGTGGTCAGTCCCTTTTACCTCCACGCTTCCGTGAATCTCCTCAGCCAGCATCTCGCTTTCGGCGTTTAGATCACACCACACTAGGAACTGTTCCTGGGAGCTGTTGGCAATTTCTGACGCCGTTTCAACCCGTTTTTCCAGGCTGTCTCTCCTTGCTTCTCTCCGTGCGCTCAACGTCTGGGACAGGGGAGAAAAAAGCATCGACTGCCCGTCACCGTCAAGGAGCTTATCCGCTTTTACCTCATGCTCTACGATTCTTAACGGCGGCAGCATGTATTCCCCACTGGGATATCCTAAATCCTCCGGTGTGGTCATACAGCAGGCCCAACTTGCCAGCCAGGCGAAGAACGCTTCCTTGGCGTGTCCTTTTAGCCTCCACTTAGAGGTGTTGCCACCGTCATGCACGAAAAATGTCGCCAGCATTTCCGTCCGGCTCATCACCCCCAGAAATTCCGCGTGATTGCCTAGCTCTGTATAGTCATTGGGGCTAGGCGTAGCCGTGCAGCACAGCTTGTATTCCACGTCCCTGCACAGTTCCATCAGCGTGTTTTTCGTCTTGCTGGTGAAGTCCTTGAGGATGCTGCTTTCATCCAGCACCACTCCGCCAAACCCCGACAGGTCAAAGTGATCCGCAATGTCATAGTTGGTTACATATACCTTCGGCCCGTGGATTTCCGCCATACTTCTAACCGGTACAGCCACCTCCCCAAACTTGTTGGCCTCTGACTCTGTCTGCCTCACCACCGCCAGCGGGGCGAAAATCATGACCGGCTTCCCGGTGTGTTTTACAACTTCCCCCGCCCACATGAGCTGCTGGAGGGTCTTTCCAAGGCCGCAATCTTCAAACAACGCGCTTCTGCCTTTCTTCAGCGCCCAAACAACCACATCTTTCTGCCACTGGAACGCTTTCCTGTTAAGCCCTCTTGTGTCTGCTTTAAACCCCGCTGGCTCCACCAGGATCCTCTTGCTTTTCAGGAACTCTTGATACTCCACTTCTATTTTCACCTCCGTACTGCTCCAACGCCTTTTTGGCCATTTCCAAGTCTGAGATCAAGTCGGATAAATACCTTCCGTCTAACTGTATCTCACCACATTTGTTGACTATGGCACACTTAATCTTTACCAAGTCCAACTTTATCCCGCACGCCTTCCCTTTGAGCTCTATTCCTGTGATCGGAAACAGGATTTTAATTTCCTCTTTTGCCACCGCTGCCTCCTTCTTTTGGGGCACAACCTGGCCGATCCGGCTCCCTCTGCACTCTTTTGGCTGGCATCCAAGATATTTCCTCACCGTGGCCTCTGCACATCCTGTTTTTTGAGATATTTCGTAGTTACTCCACCCGTCTTTCCGAAGCTGCCACATCTCATGTACTGATACGTCTCTGCTCAGCGCCCTCATGCCCACACTCCCATTCCCTATAAAATCTCGCTATAAAATCCTCTAGTTCCAAGGTCACCAGCCAGCCGCACCGGTCTTTCCGATGCATCACAACCGGGGTTTCCCCTTCCCTGGCGTCCCGCCTTGCCTGGCGCATAGCCTCAGCAAGGTTCAGCCGCTCCACACGCTTGCACTCGATGTGGATCCCAGGCAGGCCCACCACGTCGGCGTCGCCGTTTTTCCCGCTGTATTGCTGCCCCCTGCGGCAGTCATACCCCAGGGCCCGCAAGGCCCGGGCCAGTTCCAGTTCCCCCCGTTTGCCCTTTTCCCTGCTATTCACACACAATACCCCATTTCCTCCAAAATCCCCGGCAGCTCTTTGCACAGGGCTTTGGCCTGGCGGATGTCCAGCCCGGTCTTGCCCCTCATGCCGGAGATGATCACCCCCTGACGGTCATCGTCCACCAGATATTTCAGCCCATCGGCCTCACTCTGGATACCCCGGACGGGGAATTTATTTTCCAGCCTGTATACTTCCAGATCTCCCATGCTGCCTCCTTTCCCACCACCCGATCACCTGCGCCTCAAAGTCCAGCCGTTCCCCGTCGGACAGCGGGCACCAGTGGGGGATGTGGTGCTTGTCTTTATATCGCCAGTACAGCTTCTGCACCAGCGGGTCTTTCAAATCCAGTTGATACCCGTACTTGTTGGGCACGTCCAGGAAAATCATCCGTACCGTCTCTCCATCTCCTGGAACCGGTGGTACTGGGGCTGCCAGGCGAACTCGAACACCCCTGGCCTGCCGTGGCGGTTCTTTTCCAGGTACAGCTTGCATTCCGCCGCCATGTCCCCTGCCAGGTCCATGTCCTTCAGGTCCTGGGGCAGCAGGAACCCCACATAGTCGGCGTCCTGCTCGATGTCCCCGGACTCCCGCAGGTCGGTCAGGCTGGGCTTTTTCGTGGCCCGGCCTTCAATCTGCCGGTTCATCTGCACCAGCTCCATCACGCAGAGGTTCTTGTCCAGCGCCAACTGCTTGAGGGAGTTGGACACCATCCCCAGGGCCTTGTACTGGTTCTCGATGCGGGGCCGGTCCATCAGCCCCAGGTGGTCGATCACCACCACGTCGGGGTGCACCAGCTCAATGTAGTGCCGGATGCGCTTCACGCTCACCCGGGGCTCCTGCACGAAGTGGAGCTTCCCCGCCTTCGAGAAGGTGTCCAGCAGGTTTTTCACCGTGTCCCGCTCCTGTGGGGAGAGTTCCCTGTCCCTGACCCTTGTGGAATCCACCCCCAGCAGGAAGGACGCCACCCGCTGCATCAGCTGCACGTTGGTCATCTCCATGGAGAAATACAGCACCGTGGCCCCCCGGCGGCCCATACGCATGGCCAGGTTGATGGCAAAGTCCGTCTTGCCTCCCCCGGGCCGCCCGGCGATCACCGCCACCGTGCCCCGCATAAAGCCGCCCATTGCGCTGTCCAAGGTGGAGTACCCTGTGGGGAAGGTGTCTTTTTGAGCCGAACTTTCCAGCCACGCCAAAAACTCCCCGCTTGCCTCGGAGAAGGAAGCCAAGCCCTTTTCCTGC